CTCACGGCATACAGCCATCAAATTTGACTCATCCAGAATTGAACCACCCTGAGATCGTCTCACTAACTCGTGGATATCAACACTTCCACGACGCGTGTAGGTAGACTTCTGGTCATGTTTGGCAAATACTGGACAGGCCTGACAATAAGGGCGTTCAGAAAGTAAACGCCCTACTACTTTGCGCCTTTCAACGTATTCTGCTTCTTTTTTCTTGCTACGTCGACGCATATAGTCCTCCAGATTAAAGTTGTGACACGTCTATCTTATCGAATTCCCACTTATCCACAAGGGCAGACCAAAGTGCTTCGTCGATAGGTGTTGGCTCCATGTCATATTCACGAAGCATCTCACGATGCTTAGCAATCGCACGTTTCAAGAATTCGACCTCTTTCCACCCGTTGGAATCGAAAGCCTTACCGGTCTCAATCATCGTCGTTACTTCATCAAGACGCTTTTCTACATGAAACTTAAAACGTTCTATTTTGAATTGACGATGCTTGTATTGGCTTGTTGCTTCGCTAAGCATTCGGCGTGATCCAAGTTCCTGAAATCGCATTTCATCGGCGCTTCTATCCTCGTCAATGTTCCGCAATTGCTGATTTAGGTTATTCACAAGGGCAAGGAGGCACTCTTGCCAACGTCCCCAGTTTTCTTTACTAAGAAGGATTCCTCTTTGAGCGGGTGAAAGTCTATTTTTTACTTCTTCCGCAACCATATAAACTATTTCATCATCTGTAATTGTTGTCATTTTTTCCATCCTGGACATATTGATTTATAGGCACACCAGTCGCATAGGCGTGATTTGTTATGTGGAAAATTCCCAGTTTCACATGCATTTTGTATCGCATCATGTGATTCCTGAACATACTTTATTGTTTTTTCAAAGTCTTCTGCGACTAGGTGATGAGTAAAGTTAACGCCGTCTTTGAGATATAACAACTGTATCTCTGTGACATTCGCAACACCGCTGTCGTTTAGTAATGTTGCATATATTTGAAGTTGAAGATATTTGTCAGCAAGCCATGATTTTTTTGGGGTTTTCCCTGTTTTGTAGTCAGAAACACAAACTCCTGTTTCCGTTGTTTCAAAACGGTCAATAAAACCTTTTACCGTTGCCGTACCTATCGGTCCATTTACTTCAGATTCGATCCCTTTTACGTTGATAGTCGAAGGGTCCTCGACCTTAAATAGGTTCTCTAGACACCACCATGCCGACCAGCGAAATTGCCGAATGTTATTAGGGTGGACATATCCACGGATTCTTTCTTCCCAATTAGCATTAGACCACACTTGTGCAGCAAGCATTTTTGCTGAATTCAAATTTCTTTCCTCGGGAGGAAGGACATAGAACTCTTCTAATGTTTCATGGACGAAGTTCCCTAGAAGTGTCGCATCTGACGGCTTATCGGGGATGCCATCAATTTTGTTATATTTAAATTTTAGAGGACATTGATGGAACGTCCCCATTGATGAAGCAGATAGATACGGCGGAGGAGTATAAGGGGGTCCTTGCTGATTCCCGCTCATCCCTCAAACTCTGATCCAGGGAATGAAATACGAGTAGATTCCTCAATAAGAGCCATAATGTCCTGCATTGTTGCTGTCTCGGGGGAAGGCTTTGGGCGACCGCCAGAATACTTAGTCCAAAATTCGTTCAATTTTGTTTTCTGTTCAGCAGAGAAATCTTTGCTTGCTTCACGGAACTTATTCCACAAAGCCAAAATATTCGGATCAATTTTAGGTGCATGTGCTGCATGTTCGCGTTCAATCTCTTGATTCAATGCTTCGTCTGAACGAGAAAGATATAACGCCACACCAAACTGCTGAGCAGCCTTTTTTAAAGCATCAGAAACAGCACCCTTGAATTCATTGCCGAGGTCTACGATTTCGCCAGTCTTAGTGCGTTTAATTTTCTGTCCACCAAAACCATCTTTCTGAATCATCCCGCCCCAATCTGAACTAGAAACTTTAAGGCGAACATGCGCAACGATGCAGTCTGGGTCTAGAGCATCTCGTTCACATTTAATAATTTCAGAGGACCAGCCAAGAACACCGAATACACGATTTAGGCGAGCGATAACTTCACTTACAGGAATGTAAATGAGCGTTGTTGCGCCTTTCCGTAGTTCTCTTTCAACTTCTGCCGAAAATGGTTCACTTAATTCGGCATGCATTCTGTCTTGTTCTAAACGATTTCGTTCAGCGACGACCTGATCTCGCTTGTCTCTTTCTGCCCAAAATTCTTCATTTGTTTGTTCAGTATGCATATAAGTGACCTCTCCTAATGTTTCTGTTTCTATTGCGCCCGCAATATCTGATGATTGTTTATTTCTTGGTGACTGAGGCATCACACTTTCCCTTTCTTAATAACAATGCTTGTACGCCCTTCGGATGTTTCGCAATACTTGGATGGGTTAACCCCAATCTTCCCAAGTTCGCCAACTCTCCAATATGATGGTGCTGCGTAGTCAAGCATCTTAATCATCATTTCTTGTGGTGTCAAGGTAATTTCCCCAGTATCCATATCTACTGCCATTTGAGAGATTCTTGTGGCCACTTCATCGGCCAAGCCTTTGTGGTCCCATGCTTTGCGGTCGGCGCTTTGTTTGCGTTCAATCTCTGTTCCATCTGGGAGGAAAATCATTGACTGTGGCATTTTATCTGCGATAACAGTGACCATCTCATCGTAGATATAATTAATATCTCTTTTAAGATTATAGATATGCACTAAATTTGTGCATGATTCCTCGATGACAGCACCATCTTTGGTGAGTTCTGTGCTGATGTCAGCACAAATGTCAGATAATTCTCTGCGGAATGCTTCTAGGCGTTCTAGATGAGACATTGGCGTCCTTTCGTCGTAGTGATTTCAGACGATGATACCAACTCTTTTGCGTTGAGGCAAGCCTAATCCTGCTAAATATGTGAATGCACTAACGGCGGAGTCAACTTGGTCGTCGTGGTTGCATGCTTCAGGGAATGAAGACATTTCATCAAGCCAGTCTGTAAGCCAAGGCCCTCTGGCTCGTGTTATTTTATCTCCAGTTGAACGTATGCCACCAAAATCAAATCCGTGTAAAACATTTCTCGCATACTGATCAACTAGGGCTTTGCCGGATGAACCTGGTTCTTGCTCCATTCTGATGGCGACAGTGTGTCCGTCTTCGTATGCTGTTTGAGCAATGAGTTGTTCTACTTTTTCGCCTTTGACTCTGGCTTTCTTTACGTCCAATACATATGCTACGCCACCATCGAAAAGCATCAACGTGCCTACGGTCCAGTCAGGGTCTGGGTTGGTATAACTTGGTTCTGTGGCTGCTAAGTCCCAAAATCTGACTGCTCTTGCAGATGTTGTGATTGAAGGAATATCAGAGTGATCTACGATAACGACTGCTTCTCTGCTGAACATCGAACCAAGCGTTGTCGCCCACCAGTCACCTTCTTCTAGTCTGCGACGTTCAAGCGGGTCTAGAGCCTGGAGTGCCTGACGATATGAGTCGGCATCAATTCCTGGGTTGTCGGAAAGTTTTGAAGGAACGAAAATTCTTCCTTCTGATATTCCTTCAACAATAAATCGTTGACGAACCCAGTTGGGTGCTGGGTTGCAAGCGGATCGCATTCTTAATGGGACTTGCGATAGGGGACCAGAACCAGGGCGACGTAGACGAGAGAACATGTATCGATAATCTGATTCACGGATTTCTGTAACTTCGTCCATCCCAATAAATTGGAATTCTGCACCCTTGTAGCGAAGGAAGTCCTGCGAGTTATTGAGGTATCCGAATGAAATTCTTGCTCCTGAAGGGAATACGGCGGTGTAGTTGTTAGCGTTCCATCTGACGTCATCAATTGTTGACATCCAATGAATGAAACGGTCCATGATGGCTCCAGGAAGAGCAAGGTCGGCATAAGTACGACGGAAAATAATTGCTGAATAACCTGGTACATCGATATATTGCATCGCCGCCATGAGGAGCGCCGACGAATTATGCGTAGGAATAAAATCCTCTGATACTAAATATAAACTATCTGGCGAAGAAACACGAATACACTTCATCGGCAGAGGACCAGTACGTTCCGCAGAAACGATATAGCGGAAGTTTGTTACGCGTCGCTCTGTCCCCAATAACGGCTCAAGACGCTCGGCTTTCCTCGTCAGACGAAACACTTGAATCTTGGCACGAAACTTTACTTTCCATGTTGGTCCATAGTCTTTGCCATTCAGTTTGGCACGACCTTCTCTAATCGTTACTTTGTGTCCAAGAGAGCGAGCAAGGTGGGCCACCCCTTCTGTCAGGCTCTGGTTTGTATTGAGAAACTCAACAGTTCCGTTCGTAAGACAATTACCGTCGGTGTCCATCAATCCTTGAAGAAGCGCCAAACGCTGTTCTTTTGAAGCCCAAAGATAATCGTGCGGAATATGCTTGTTCTT